ACACCGTGAAAATGTGAAAATTTCACTTCACTCAACTATGAGAATGTGAAAGATTTGCATATTCAAACAGAAAGCGTTGCTAAAATAAAATGAAAAATGCCGTCCGTTTTAATGTGCAAATTCACACCACCGTATTGAAACCATTCTTCAACGTCACCATCGCTGAAATAAATCTCGATTACCCTCTGTACTGCCGCTGGAGTTCCCTTTATTTTGTGAATCTCGATTGCTTGTTTAATAGCTTCACGTTTTACTTCAATCGGACTATCAACGTCATACCATAGTGCACCGAATTGCCAAGCGAGTATATCCAGTACCTCCTCTGGCAACTCATCAATTCGTGAATATATGGCTACCCATCCAGTTTCTTCAGCAAGTTTTCTGATTTGCGGAGTAAGCGCAGCGCTAAATCCGCGCACTGCAGTATCTTGCTTCATAAACTTTGTTTGGAGTGACAACACATCGACTGTTTTAAGGTACATCAGATTAGTCCTCCGTAAGTAACCGTCTTTGTTCCGAGTTTGGCTACCTCATAAGGTTCTAGCTCTGTATAAACTGGTGATGTGATTTCAACACGAGCTGCTCCAGCAGCGTATAATCGAGAAAGTAGACTGTCTGGTGTAATAGCTCTTCCGAGTTTGCTATGCTGCCATTCAATATATTGATCAACCGCACCACCACTACTCTCAATAGCATTACGTATAATTGTTTCCTCTGTGGCTCGTTCTTTCCAGATGTAATATGTCAGATCTATGTCATAATTCACAACATCCGGTGCAAGAACTGTTACTAAATCAGTTAATGGTCGTACATGTTTCTGATTTACTGCTGATGTTACTTTGTCGATTACAGTGGCGTCTGGTAATTCTCCATTCTTCATTAGAACGTAGATATTTACTTCACACGGTTCCGTGGAAGTCACTGCAACATCGAGTATATTTACATCAGCGGATTTAGCATGATAGATATAGCCTGCTTCTGGTCCAGCTGTACTGTACGTTGAAGGTGCTAGTCTAATACGCTCTCTCAGCGCATCATCCGATTCTTGATCTGAGCCTCCGTAACTTGTATCTATGTTAGCTACACTGGAAACATAAGCAATAGGGTCTACAAGAATCGAAATTTGTCCAGGCACAAATCCATTGTATTTCTCTCCGCCTTCGTTCGATTCTGCTAGTACATCCCCAAACGTATCTCCTGCTTTTATTACTAAATCGTCGATCGTACTAAAATAAGCCACTCCATCGGGAGTGACTCTCGTACCTTTCGGGATGTGAAGATCATTAATCTGAACAGTCGATAAAGTGAACCTCATGGTCGTCTTTGCTGGTTGAGCTGCTATGCGGGTTACACCAACTAATTGTCCTAGCGCATCCAATACTTCTCCAGATGCATATGGTAGCAACTCTTGATTGGCAGTTATGTTGATATCGTTTTTTAGAGCAACAAGAATCGGCACAAACTGAAGTAAAAAAATTCGACGTGGATCTCCTGTGTAGAGAATCTGTCCCGTCGCATTTTCGTATGTTTTAATCATCTCATTCGCTATTTTCTCAGCATCGGTTTCTACGAACTTGATCAAACTTCAATCACCACCTTAAAGTCCAAATTCCCATCATCTGAAACGCCTTGAAATACTACGTCTAGTACTCGTGCTCTTGGCTCACGCTCGTCTATAACGTTATATATTTGGGCAGTAATTAATGGTACCGCTTGTTGAACAGGCATATCTAAATAATCTGTACCAATTCCGATTGTTCTTCCATAAGCCACTTCGTACTTCATCGTTTGTATCAATGTTAAGCAATTTTGCGCAATTTCCTCTGCGCCCTTCGCTCCCCAATTAATTTCTTTGGTACTAGAAGTGTCCAATGTAATAATCACAATGGCATCACCCCATTTGCTATTGCTGTTTTAACATTTGGATTGTTCCTTGTATCGTTTACATTAGTAGCATATATTGTGTTTGGTACTAGAAAAGAAGTTCCATATGCTCCTTGCTTCGTTGTATCAGCTTGTTTTTTCCCTGCCCTAACGTATTCTTCAAACTCGAGTTTTAGAGATGCTTTTAATATATTCCCTGATCCGTCAATCTCCATATTTTCAACTGTGACAGTTTTGAGAAGCCACTTATTCTTCCCGATCGGTTTTTGTCCAAGAATGAATATGTCTGGACTTCTTTGTTCTTTGATAGATTCCCAGGATTCAATTTCGGACCTAACATTATGGCCGAAATCCACTCGAAGGGGTATTTCAAAGCTCATTGTTGTTAAGTTTGAGCCCTTAATATATGTGCTAGGCTTGTCTCCTAGTTTTTCTTGAGCTTCTGTATCAAGTGAACCGCTCCAGCTCAGTCCGTTTAGGGTGTATATTTTATTTGCACTCACTTGAAATACTTTTCCTTTGAATGATGCAATCGGCATCTATTCACCCCCTTAGTATGTGGCCACTATTAGTCCGTCTGCTAAATTTGCACTAAAGAACAGTACTACAACCCGATCATTTATATCTATCGATAAGTGTTTCGCATATGGTAGAACTGCTGAAACTGTACTATTCAAGTCTCGAAAAGTTACCCTTGCAGTTCTTTCAATTGCGTTTACCTCAGTGACTATCCCTTTTCTATGCATCAATATCCCTCCAATGGACGACGCACTGTAAAAGCAGTCCTATTGTTGATTAGGTCATGTTCGATGCGATGTACAAAGTACTTTCCATCGAACATTCCAACATCACGCACGAATAAGTTTGACGCTGCAGCATATCCGGTTTTTAGTTCTGTCGTGAATTTTCCTGAAACCATAAGCTTGTTGTAACTTCGAAGTATTCCTTTAGCCCAACGCTGCGCTTCCGCAATATCTTGCGCATAAATATTTTTTATCATTGAAGGACCGTTAACGTTAGGGTCCTTATGTTCTGCTTCAATATACCACGTTAAGGTTTGGCTCCGGACAATACATTTGCTGTAAATATCTATGGATTTATTCGTAAACTCAAATCCCCCTATCATGTCGTGAGGAAAGAAAGTTGTTTTCGATTCATCTGGAATTTTTTGTTCTTCTTTGCTTTCGTCGTAAATAACCAATGATCGATCGTTTATTTTTAATGCGTAACCTTCTAAAGTGCATAGGTTTGATAAAAAAGAAAAATCAGCTTCTTCTAGCTGATCAATCCGCTTATAAAAATGGTTTGTGATGTTGAATGTCTTGAGTTTAAATCCATAACGAACAGCGATCTCAGTTGCAATTTCTAATAGGCGTACATCTTCCCATGCTTGTGTACGAGCTGTTTTTGATTCTTGAGGAATAGAGAGAGCCTTGATTTCAAACTTCCCTGCGAATTGACCTATGTGATCGATAAACATTACACCAGTGTCGTAGCCATCTTTCTTAATCTGTAATCTGTCATTCTTCGATGGTTTCCACAGGCTCCATTTTCCCTCGGGATCCGCAAAAACTGCTGTTATACTGTCAGCTTTACCGCCCGCATTATCGATCAATTTTAACATGATCGGCTGAACATCAGCGGTAATGTCTACATCATTGTAAATAATGTTCATGTTTGTCCCCTCTTCCATGGTGGTAAAGTCTCGGCTGATGGTTGATCTAAAATAGGAATCTTTATCACTTCACCACCAAGGAATTTTATGACGTTTCTATACTGTGGGTTTACTTCGATTATCTTGGTAGAGAAGAATTCGGACCCGTAGAAGTCCATCGCTATACTATCAAAAGTATCTCCTGCTAGCGTTGTATATTGATAGCATTGATTAGGCAAATTCTTCACGTCTCCTTTCTTCCCACCACTTCTCAAACATTGCTTTAAATGCTTCAAAATCGCCTCGAACTTGTGTTTCTGTTGTTCCTGGTCCGTAGTTTGGAGCATACACGAAGGTTATACCGCTACCACCTTCGGATCCACCATTATTTACCCCTAACATTCTAGCTGTTTGATTGAGTAAACCAAGGCTGCGCGGTGTCTTTTTAAGCGGGATTGCCATTTCTGGTCCATCCTCACCAAAAATAGACGGCCGTGTTGCTATACCACCTTTCGCAAATTGTTCAACTTTCTCTGTACTTCGTATTGCAGCTTCTTGCGTATTCTCCCCTATCTTTGGAATCAATGGGATCTCTACCCCTGGGATCTTATTTATCTTCTCGATTAGCCAGTTTAACTTGTCAACGATCCAATTTATACCTGTTGCGAATGCCTTTTTAACACTCGTCCACGTATTAACAAGAAATGTTTGAACACTATCCCAATTTTTATACAAAGCATAGAAAGCAGCTACCAATACACCAACTGCTGCAGCAATTCCCGTAATGATCCACGTCATAGGATTAGCGAGTACTGCAGCGTTTAATCCCCACTGGGCAATAGTAGCTGCAATGGTTCCTGCGCGAATGCCCGCCATAATGCCTTGATATATAACCATACCGAGCGTAATCGCCTTCCATGCAGTCATTGCGGAGACAATTCCTAAAATGAGTGGTGCAATTGTTCCCCAATTCGTTTTGATAAAGTTAAATACTTTGTATCCAACAGAAAAAATACCCCATATCATTCCAATAAACGCTTGGGCTCCGCTAATTGCAACTGGAATTGCACTTATAATTGAATCGAACACTTTTGCAATCGTATCTTGTAGCTTTTGCATCTTTTCCGGATCATCCATAAAGCTTTCCATCAACTCATTGCCCTTTTGCATGAGTTTTTCGAATGCCGGAATTGCACCCGACATAATCTTTGCGGCAAGTTCCTGGAAGTTTGTTTTCAAAATACGCGATTGGTTTGCAAAGCTATCGATGTTTCGGTTAAAGTCTCCTTGGGCATCAGCGCTGACACTTAGTAGATAGTTGAATCGCAGTATCGCTTGATCCGCTGCACTCATCTTGCTATATGCTGTAGTTATGCCCTGTGCTAGTGCATAAGCTTCGAGATTCGCCACGCTCATGTTGATACCGAGTGCTTTTAATGGTTCGGTCTCACCCGATATACCAGAACGTATTTTCTCAAACGCTTCAGCAGGATCCAAGTTATAGAAAGATGCGAAGTCCGCCGACAATCCTGTGATCGTAGTTGACATATCTGCAATGTATTGTTCAGCCACACCCATCGACTTGAACATCGCACCCATCGTTCCAGCGAATTGCTTAGCTGCAAGTTCCGAAAGACCGAAATCTCGCTTTGCGTTCTTAGCAAAATTGTTAATGAGGTCGGCCTGTTCTCCGAATGTAACATCAACTACGTTTTGCACTTCCGTCAGGTCAGAGGCGAGCGCTAATCCTTGCTTACCTACATAGACCATTGCAGCGCCAATCGAGGCCATCCCTACTGCGACACCTGTTTTTACAGCAGACCATGCTTTCTCAGCTGTTTGTCTAAATAAATTTGTTGTCTTATCAAGTGATTTCGTTTTACTCTCAGCTTGTTTAAGTGCCTTTTGTAGAGATGGATCCACTTTCCCTGCTAGAACTATCAGCGCTTGCAATTCTCTTTTACTTGCCACGGTTACGCTCTACCTCCTTCCTTTGACGTTCTGCTTCATCTGCTAAATTCTCATAGAAACGAACAAACTCTACTAAAGTCATATTCATGCACTCATGTCTAGTAGAGAACTGATGAAACACAAGTTGAGTTATACATTTTTCGATGTATTCGTCGGTGATTATTCCTCCGAACTCAGAAAGAAAAAATCACGTACCAACGCTTCTGCTTTAGCAGCATCCTTTGCACTCATACGAAGTACATCTTCGAACTCAATAGATGGATTTGCTTTTTTTACAGCTGCAGCGAACAAGTAGAGGTGATAGTCTGGATCGAGTTCTTGAACAGATACTACATTACCGGCTTTCTTGTAGGCTTTTGTAGCATCAGCTTTGTCTCTAGCAGTCATATCTTCAAAGTTGTACTCGAGCTCTGAAACTTTTTCTCCGTTGATATCGATCGGTTTACTTAACTTCAAAATAGCCATGAATCATTTCTCCTCTCAGATAATGTGAAAAACGACCCCACGTTATTGTAGGGCCGTTCTCAGTTGTTGCATGTAGTCAACGCCATTGACCACATACTTATAGTTGAACTTGTCAATGTTGAGTACTTCTTTTCCGTCTACTACTTTTCGATATACAAGCACTTCGAATTCGACGGATCCATCTGCAGAGGCATTTACATCGATCGTTCCTGGATTGTAATTTTTATTAACTGCAGTGATGAATACTTTGTGTTGTTGTAATCCAACTTTCGCACCGTTGCTATCAAATACATCAACAACCCATACAATTTCAAATTTAATTTGGCCTGGACGAGACAGTATCGCATATTGTGGATTGTCTGCACGAAAATTAATTCCAAGAGTCATCGAACCTAACTGTCCGAATGTAGGCATATCAATCTCGCCCATAATTCCAGCACCTTTGATAGTGTCAGTCAGCTTCTCAATTGCTGGGAGTGTAAGGTCAGCTGCATCGTCAATTATTTGTAAGCGATCGTTAGTATCAGTAGCTTTCAATCTGTACTGAACGGTTTTGTTCATGATCTTCATTATTCTCCACCCCCAAACAACGTAGAAATACCTTCCGTTGTATATCGTACTCGGAAGGTCAATGACTTAGCGACTGGAGTATATGTGTTCCGAATGTCGAAGGTAAAATCTCCTTCAACTATTGAACTTGTCGGGTTGCTCGTTTCATTAAAGGCTATTGATGCATAGAGTAGCTTTCCCTCGGCAACTAAACTGTCTAACCAGATGCCAGCATCGTTCAAAATCGTATCAACTGTACTGCGATTGAGAGGACCATCTATGTCAGACATGTAACGAGCCTGAAAGCTGTTCGTAAGATACATGGCCATGCGAATATTCGCGTCAAATACATCATCTGTATCAATATCTTTGCCATATTCATAATTCGCATTGTGAGGGCCCCAAAGCACCCAAATTCCAGATCGGAAGTTGAATGTGGTGATACCTGCTGCATTCAACTCGTTAGCTTGTACTTCATCAATATCGATAGGTTCCCCGCTAGCCAAAACAGTTCCTGCGATGTCAACTTGCTTGTTCGATGGGCTCACATACGGTACATTGTCATTCGCATAGTCAGTTTGCTGCATTCGGACGGAGATTAACGTAGAGGCGTGGTATAGCTTACCAGCAATCTGGCCCATTGGCCAACCAACCTTCATAATACGGTCAGTATATCCGTTGGTTTCTTTCCACGTTTTTGCCGCAGAAAGTGTAGTAGCAGTTTTGCTATCAATATCTGCAACTACTGTGGCATCCCAATGGCCATTAATTTTATTTGCTTTAGTGCAAAGTGCTTCTTTCACTGTTTTTATCTGTGACCATCCAGGTGCAGCGAGAATCGTCGGGATCATATTGTGTGTTTGATATACCAGATCAACAACTTCGATTCCTATCCGTTTTCCACCGGAATTGCTCCCGATTACATCTGCACTCGTCACATCTTCAATGCTTTCGTGCTGACTTGGATCAAAGACATTAATGAGCACAATAGGGCCAATGGGTTGGATGCGATTGCGGAAGTGTGCATCCATCACTTCGCATAGCGTGTATTTCTCCCAGTCGTCAGAATATCCAAGCTTTGCTTTTGCTTCATCAAAACTGCTAACGAGAATAGGCACATTCACCGCTGCAGCAGAATCCTCTAATTGATCTACAGGCGCGGTACCGATGTAAACTGGCAATGTTCCGACGCCTGAAGGTGGTAACGAATCCAAAGATGGTGCTCGTTCCCCATATACACCATGTTTGTATGGCAATTCATTCACATCCTTTCACTCTAGTAATGTGGAATGATTCATGTATGGTATAGTCACTGCAGTAGCTCTAAATGTGAGCCATCCTGCCCAGTAACCGATCGGTTGTTGAGGGTACATGCCCCATCGGAACGGTTTTTGAGCAGTTGTTTTACCGTTATTGATCAAATAGTTCTGCGATAATTCCTTTCGACAGATGAAGATCAAATTTAATAGATCACGGTACCCCTGGAAGTTAGGTGTAAACGTTACTTGATCATCCTCTGGACTATACAATCCTGGATTGTACGTTATGAAAGTGATACGGACATTGATTCCAGCATCGTTCCCATCGTCCTCTCCATCGTCCATTCCGATGATCATGGCTGGTAGAGCCTTTTTGATACCGTCCACATCGAACTGTGCATCCTCAAGCTGATTCGGAGGCGGTAGCCATCCGATGAATGCATTCGGGTGCATGAGATGATATTTTGTTATGTCGTCATCGTATGGAACTTGCAATTTTATTTTTGGACTCACGCACTCCAGACAAAAATTCTGTATAGACTCCAATATGACGTTATCAATCATATTTTCACCTTCTTTAAACGCCGAGAAACTTCGTGCTCAATTCGTTTAGCTAACATTTGATTAGCTTCTTGTTGAATTTTTTCAGCAACATTCAAGTTCTCGACCATCTGTGTTGGTGAGATGGTACGTAAGACTTCAATTGGATATCGATTTTTACCAAGCCTACGTAATACTTGTGTATTCCCATTAATTTGTTGCTTGAATGCAGGTGGAGTACCGCCAACTCTTCTAAATTTAGATGTTTTTTTCACCTTAGCTTTAACATATTTTGATTTCCCCTTGCTGACGAATCGTCCAAGAGTAAGCCGTTGGCTTCGAATCTGAATCCACGCTTTTCTTCGCGAAAAGGTAGCTTTGTGCTTTTTCATGAATGGTTTAATTTCAGAAGCCTTAATCCTGTAATTGTCTTTAACATAACGCCCCGTTTTGGTATAGACGTGATCGAGTGTTCGATTAAGAGCTGCAGTATAGGCTTTGGGGATTTCACTTTCAGGCAATTGTTGCATTTTTTGAACCAGACTATTCAATTGGCTAGTATCAATAACAATGTTTCTCGGCATACTACTCACTCCGGTTCTGGTTCAAAAGGATTTCATACACTCCTAAGTTTTCTTTAACATCTTCAACAAACATTTGGCGGTTATTGAAAATTTGAACGCTGCCGATCGATGGTTTTTTTGACAAAGCAGAAACCGGGATGAAATAAAGAATCATCCCGGTTGCAATTCCACCATAGTCAGCTGCTCTTCTTTGTAAACGATCGTCATCGATAACGACTATCTGTTTTGTTCCATCGATTGTGACTTCTTCTCCAAACTCAGTTGCATTAAAAAAGAGAGTGCCTATATCCTCCTTTATCACATCTTTCAGGTTAGGCATTCTCTTTCAGTTCCTTCAGTCGAGCTTCAATCACTTTGATGGCCCCACTGCGTTCCTCTTCTTCGAGCAACTTTTCGATTTCAGCAACATCAGTTATCTTAGCAACTATTTCCTCGATTTCCTTTACTGTAGGTTTTTCGTGTTTATTTTCTTTCGCGGGAATTACCTTTACATACTCAGCAACACCATTATCGACTAATCGCTTTTGTGATTTTGCATCCATATCATCATCAGTAATCACAGTTCCGGCAGGAAATAAAATCCCAGAGTGTCGGATGTTGTGAACAGACTTTATTGCCATGTTACACCACCTTCACGACATACCAGGAATCAATATTCTCCGGTACCGGGACAGGACGGCTGAGCAAAGCGATTTCCTCAATACTGTCCTCTGCATTGACAATGCGACGCGGCACTCGTTCAGCTACATGTGTGACCCACTGCTTTGTGTTCGGATCGATAAACGTGATAGCAGCGTGGTTGATGTAGGAATTCGTGTTACTGTTCCCCATCAGGTAGTAGCCCGCCGGAATCATAGCCTTCTCTGTATCGGTGACCGGGTCTACATACCAATCGGTGTAGACGTAAAGTTCGAGGCCAAGTTCCGAAAGTGTTCCGATATAGTCGACTGCATCGCTGATCGGACGAGGAATGATTTCTCCGCGGGTGATCCGGCGGTTTTCCATTGCTTTTTGCACATTTGGATTGTTAATGAATGCTTCATACGCTTCTTCACTGAAAACAACAATGTTTGGGACGATCCCACTTTTCTGACGGATTGCCGCCTTGCGTAGACGAAGCTCATTGATAGGATCTGCTGCCGGGTCAGTCCACATATCAGTTCCAGACAAAACTTCCTTGTTCGTAAACTCATAATCTAGCACTTCATTGATATCGTCGTCTTTCATCGTCACTTTACCAGTAAACATTAATTCAGAGACTTGTTGTTCTTGACGACGAGAAAGATGTTGGTCGAGTTCGTCTAGATCTCGCGCTAAAAGTTCTAATGCACGTTCTTCATCAGTTTTTCCGGAATAAATATGCTCTCCAGGCATACGCTGCTTGATTGTGTCACCGGTAATTGTACGTTTTGGATTGATCAATGCAGGCTTAAAGGTTTTTGTAATGTATCCATCACGCTTTACTTCCTTACCGCGAAGATTTTTGGGCGAAGAATAACGAGCAAGACGGCGTTTACCTTTTACATAATCTACATCAACAATCTCGGTGACACTTGTTTCACGGCCAGGGAAAAATGTGTCTTTCAAGAAGCTGAATGCAGGTTTGATTTCACGGAACACTCGTTGAAGCGTTCGAGGATCGTAAACATTGATTGGCATTGGTTGTTACCTCCTTAGTTACTTACCGATTTGAGGAAGATACTCAGATTTCTTAATGCTGCATTGTGAGTAGAAGCTGTGTCAGTTCCACCAAATGTTAGAGCATTTTGATTAAATTCACCTGTAAGGTAAACTGGTCCTACTTTGTCACTTGCAGTGGCATCCACATCTTCAGCGAGAATAGCATATGGATTTTGTGAACCATCCGCTTTTGAGGAGTCAACGAGCACTGCTTTTCCTTCAGCAGTAATAATACCTAGAACCGAACCACGTTTGTAACTTGTCCCGGCTTTCAATGTAACTCCATCCATCACTGTTGGAAATGAGCCAACAATCAGTTGGTCATACTGCTTTTCATGTTTTTCAATCATCACTTAACACCTCGTCTCTTATTGATAATTTCTGCAAGCTTACTTGCATTAGCTTCAGCATCTTGGTATTCATCACCAGTGGGGTCTTCAGGATCTACATCATTGACACCTGAGGTGTCGGCATCATTTTTTAGTTTTGTGCCAATGTTTTGCAGTTTTTGCTTGTTTGCCTTTAAAATTTCCATTGCTGCTTCAGGAGCAGAAATGAAAGTTTCATATTTAGCTTTATTGATTATCTCTTGATTGCTAGCATCAGCAAGTTCATCAAGTTCTTTAATACGAGCTCTTTCTTGCTCTACTCCCGCTTGAACAGCAGCTTGATATAATTCCGGATATTTTGCTTGTAATTCAGCTAAATCCTTCATTTCTTCATCCCCCTTGTTATCCTGTTTCACTGGTTCGTTTTTATTTTTTGGATTATGAACTGCTATTGAATTATTATTTTTTAGTAGCTCGTTACGTAATTTGTCTATCACAACTTGCGGTAGCATATGACTGCTATTCGCACTTGCTATTAACTTTGTAGCATTCTGGTCATCGAACATAATTTCATCAACAAGTTTAAATTCCAGTGCTTGTTGAGCATTAAACCAAGTTTCTTTATCCATTAGTTCGAATAACTGTTCTTGAGTCATGCCACTCTTAAGGATGTAAGCATTCGCAATTGATGCATTAACATTTTTGAGCCAGTCTGAGCCATGTTGAAGATCACGATAATCTCCAAAAACAAGTGCAGATGCGTTGTGGATCATAATTTGTGCAGTGGGAGAGATTAATACTTTTTTCCCTGCCATAGCTATAACAGATGCTGCACTTGCAGCAAGACCAACGATTTTTACAACCACATCTCCCTTGTAATCCTTTAGCATTGTGTAAATCTCTGATCCAGCAAAAACTGAACCCCCACCGGAATTAATAATTACCTCAATGCTTTCTCCATTTGATTCTTCTAATTGTTCGTTGATCATCTTTGGACTTGTTGCTTCCATGCCTAACCAATCATATATCCACTGATCGTCATCTGGCACAATTACACCTTTTACGTGAATTCTTCGAGGCATGTGATCACCCCCTTTCTAATCTTCTTTTGTTTCATCTAAATCTAATGGACTTTGTGACGATTGATTGTTAGAAGTTAGACCAGCTTGTTTACGCAGTCTTTCCTCTCTTACTCTTTGATTATGATTTCTCTCGAAGTCTCCTCCGGTGAGCTCCGCGGTTTCCCTAGCACGAGTGCTAAATCCTTCCTCGACGCGAATTTTTGCGGCGTTGACTTCTTTCAATGGATCGATTTGGCCCATTGTTGGACCATGCCATTCAGCGCTTGTATAGGCTTTTCGAATTAAAGGATCGTCAAAGAATCCAGGAGCCTGTATTCTACCTTTGGCAACCGCTTCAGCAAACCACTCTTCGTAAATTGGCTGACAGAAATCTGCTGCTAACCAAGAACGGCGCATTCTAAACATTTTCCAAGCTTCTAATAATGCTGCTCGACTTGCAGAATAAGATGCGGTGAAATGTTTTACCAAAAGTTCATATGGAATTTCAAGTGCTGCACCGACTTGGCGTATAATGGCTGTAACAAATCCGTCAAACGCTTGATTTGGTCTACCAGGATTAGCAACATTGATATCCTCTCCTGGTGCAAGGCCTATAATGGCACCATTTCCTAATTGATAGGCACCTTCGTCTAACCCCTGAACTTGTTGGTTTGGATCGATTGCTTGGCCCAATGGATTATCAGGTGTTTCTGATTTTATGAATACAGTGAACATACCTGATACCACTGCAGCCATCAGCTCGGCTTCTGTGTATCGGCCAAGTTGTTTGAGAGCCTCTATGACAGGTGCTAGAATTGGAACTCCTCGTCTTTGTTCTGGCCGCTCTGATTCCATCAAATGAATAACATTACGACGACCTGTTTCTTTACCGAATGCTTCAATACGTACCCATTCTCGTTTACCGCCACGTTGACTGAGTGGATGACGATTTACAAAATGGTATGCGACGATTTCCCCTTTTTCGTTTAGCTCAACTCCACCTAAAATATCTTTGTTACGATCTGCATTCGGAGGGTTGCAACAACGATCCGCTTCAATTAGACGTATTCGTAAATCATATACTGAATTAGGTCTTTCCCACATAGGCAGTAACGCAAAACAATCACCTGACATCAACTGCGATAAAAAAGCAAGTTGTTGAAGTTCATAGAAATTGTGTTGTCTAGCCGCATCACAATCCAATGAATCTGCCCATAAGGAAAATTCCCTTTCAATCGTCCTTCGGAGCTGATGTTCTTCTTCTTCAGATAGTCCCAAATATTCAGCATCGATCGTTGGTTGTAGACGTAATCCGGTTCCTATCACATTAGTCCTTGCTGTTTTCAATGCACCCGTTGCAAGAGTAGCCCCACCCATGAAAAGATCGCGAGAACGTTGCCGTAAAACATCAAGGTTATCAATGATATCCTCATCCGGAGATCCCCCACTCCATATCCAACCAACGAGTGACTTTTTCGTTCTACTCGCTCCATGATTCGAATATCCACTATTCAATACTTGAAGTTTCTGCCTTGCAACTGTACGTTTTAAAGCCCAAGTTGGTGATATAGTGGCAATTGTTTTGTCTAAAAGGTTCATATTCATAGGTCACGCGGAACAACGCGCAAAACACGGGCTCCTGCTCTTCCTTTTTCAAGTCTCTCAACTTCTCTTCGCCAGAAGTTGATTCTCTCACGGATATTTGCTAGGTCAGCTCTAGTAACTTCTCGAGTTCCGATTCTATATGATTGGCCTGATGCTACTGCTATTTCTGCTTGTAGCCAAGTGTTTAAGTGCATTCTGGCTTCTTCTAATTCCCATGCCGACATTGTTCCTTCACCCCCTTTCAAATACCTCTACTTAAAACACGACGCCTTGGTGTTGGAGTCGGAGTTTTTACTTTAATTAATTCAGGTCCTACATCAGCTAGTTTATTTAAGTCTGGATTTAGGATCTCTAGTGCTGCAACGTTGTAAACACGGAGGTCAAATGGCTCGTTTCTTTCACGGATCTTGACCCAATCATAGTAAGCCACGCCCATTCGCTTACGCAGTTGCTTCTTTTCAGCGGTCAGACCACGAAAGTAGTCAAGCGAATAACCACGACCAACCGGGAAGTGGCAATATCCTGGTCCCAAGTGTTCGACCTTTAGATCTCCAAACACCTTCGCCTTCCCCTCGTCAACTCCTAATCTGAATAATATCGCCTGCTCACGCTGGGTTTTGCTGTGCCCGGCGATCAGTGGGATATATTCGCCGTTTTTTGACCCTTGCCCCTTGATAGCAAAAATGCGCCGGTGAACACGCGGCGCACAAAAGCGATATACTTCAGTTGTAAAGTGACCACCTGAGTCTATGCAGGTAATGGCAATACCGAGCCTTTTACCATCCTTTTTCGTCCAAGTGCGGGACAAGAACTGGTCGAGTTCGTCCCATATCTCGTTCTGGCGTAAATCGCCATATATGATGTGATACTGGATCCCCCAAGACTCTTTTCCAACGCCCCAACCCATTACCTCAATCTCAAAACGATCATCTTGTACATCAACTGCAGCGGTCAACACGCTCACCTGATCTGGTACTTCGGCTTCGTATTCCTCGCAACGCTCGAATAACGCTTCTTCCTCTAGCTTCTCTCCAATCTCTTCCCAGGTTTCACCCAAGACGGTGTTAGTCCATGCTTTGAGCGATTCGGTTCCTTCTCGATTCGCAACGAGAAATTGCCGGACGATATCCGACCAATTGGACCACGGACTGACAAATTGGTTTAAATGAAAACCACGGCGAAATGAATGTTTTTTCTGCGCAACCCATCGCCCTTTGCCTTGTTTCCACTCCTTCTCCGTATGCATCGCGCCGCATTCTTTACATACATAATGCACAGAATCGATTACAAACTCACCATCTTCAGTTTGGAGATATTTGAATCTAAGGCGATCGTTCCATCTGATCGGTTGGTATTCTTCGCAACTTGGGCAAGGCATATGCCATTCCTCGGCGGTGCTATCATTGTAAAGTTGCTCAATGCGTGAGATCTCTTTTAAAGTTGGCGTCGATACAAAGACATGCTTTCGATTGAAAAACGTCTTTGTTCGTTGTGTAGCCAGTGTAATCGGATCGCCTTCCTTACCCGCGCTAATAGGATAGCGGTCAACTTCATCACAAAGGACGATCCGTATCGGACGACTGGATAATGATGCAGGGGAATTAGCACCAACAATTGCAATATATCCCCCAGGGAAAGCCTTCTCTGAAATCGTATTGCTACTATCTCGGCTTTTGATCTCAGCCACCTTTCCGCGTAATTGCGGGCTTGCTTCAATCATTTCACTCAATCGATTTTTCGAAAATGTTTCGATGAGGTTTTTGTTAGGCAGCATGAACAGGATAGGGCATGGATCATAATCAATGTAATAGCCGACCATGTTCAGTAAAAACTCCGTCTTACCCACTTGCGCCGATGCCATTATCACAACTTCCTGCACGTCTGGATCATTAATGCTATCCATAATCTCTCGTTGATATGGCGCGCGATCTGTTCGCCACGGACCAGGCTCTGCGCTCGTCTTAGTGGTCAGTACCCGATATCGATCTGCCCATTCGGATGTCGTCAGCTCTGCTTGCGGTGCCCATTGCTTGTATAACCTCTTGAATAAGGTGACAGTCTTTTCAGCAATCATTTAACCCAGCTCCTGGCTAGGTTCGTAGTTCGCTAATGATTCAAGCACCGCGTTAATCTCTCGCCGTAACTCTCGCTCAATAACTGTTCTTGGCTCTTGATCCAACTTAGGTGCAAGCTTCGATGGTATGGCCTGCAGCTTTGTCTTAGTCGTGAGAATTAAATCAGAAACAAGCAACTCAACATCCTTTGCTAAATGCAATTCGCCGCGCAAACGTTGAAGTTCGAGCGCAGCGCGTTCTTTCTTCAAGCGCTCGTGCTCTGTTTTTTCGTCAATATATCGCGGCTTATTGTTATCTTCTTTGCCCCCCATTACATGCTCTATATAGGCCTGTATAGCATCACTTAATACATATTTTCCACGACTAACTTGCTTCAAAACTCCTTCGTTAGTCAATTGTCTGATCCAACGATCTGATTTTCCAACAATGGCTGCTAATTCACCAGTTCCGATAATTGAATCTTGTATTTTTACTTCCGTTTTCTTTTTAGCCATCATCTCCCTCCTTACTTCCGTTTTTTCTTTGTTTATTTTTTTGACATAAATTCGAAGAGAAAAATTTTACAATTCCATCTTCACGGAAGCGGAACTATTTTTTTCGATTTGAAACTAGAGCGATTTCGGGCTCGCCAGCACCCGCATTAACGCCCATTTCCAGAAGGACCCGCTCCATTCCTGGATCCCCTCTCATTTCACTAATGCTATAAGGTTCTCTTTTAAGCCTTTAGAAATCTTATACTTTCGAATAAATCGTTCAGTAATTTCATTGTGATTTGTAGGCTTATAAACTCTATATAAATCTAAATACGATTGTTTGATTAGATCCCAACTAATAAATCTATTCTTTTCATCTAACCAATCAATACGTTTCATAATATCACCTCATAATAAAAAGCCACTCAATAGAGTGACTTAGAGTGACTTATTATCAATTAATCAAATTAATAAACTCCTCCATAATCACAAGTATTGTGATTATAAATGAAATCTATTGTTAGCGACATAGAATATATTATTTATATTTATTATTTATATATAGATATATATATTCTTATCATTATTGTTTATAGATACACCCTGTACCCGATGCTGTACCCCGACCTGTACCCGTAGGTGTCTCCACTTAGAAACATTCAAATAGCCAAAGCCTTGTCATTATTGGGTTTTAGCCACGTCAAAGGGTGTCTACACCTAAGGTACTTCTTGATGGTGCCATCTTCGAAAATGTTGCCCATATACAAATATAAATTAGACAACAAAAAAGCACCTCATTGGGTGCTATTTGAACATTAATTTAATAGACTTCAAAGAGTTTTCTTCCCCAAGTTTTAATTTTTTTAATGTTTTTATATAACCTCTAACAATTTCATCTATTAATTTATTTTCAACATTAACTTTTATACTTGTTGCCTCTTTCCATCTAGGATCATCTTCTGATAGCGATTCTTCAAGATAAATCAGCATTTCATACTGAGAAATACATACTAGTAAATTTGCACTAGCTAACCCCTTGTTTGTTTCATTGATAACTTTCAAGAAATTTTTTCGATCCATTATTGATAATGTCTCTTCCTTTTCATCATTCGAAATTTCATGTTTTCCGTCCGCTTTAAATTTTACACTATTCTTGATTGTTTTTTTTACAAGGGTTAATATAGGAAATTCATCTCTTTTGAGGTGAGGTAATATAACTTGTCTAAATTGTTCTTGCTTAACTAAAAACACAAAAAGAGGTGCATATACTTCGTTTAATCTTCTAATGTAAACATCTCTATTTTTTTCGTAAAAGTACTTCCTGACACCAATCACTGCAGTAATTAATGTTGCTATGACTCCTATTAAACTTAGAGCTCTAATCACTAAATCCAATGACCAAACCCAGTTTTGAGACGGAATTGTATTTATCCCTTCTACCAATAACATAATAATCCCTCCATATCTTTCACATTCAACAAGAGGAAAGATTATCCTGCTATTGATTCCAAAATCATATAAGCCACCCCTTACTCCGGCGGGTGGAATGCCGTCCCGATCCAATCCTTACCGCTGGGATCACGGTACGTGGAGGCGGAACCATAAATATGAACAAATGATATTGGGAGGTTTTCACCTCCGATTTTTTTTGATTTATTTGGTGGTGTGGCAGTAGGGAGCATTAAGAAAGCCTCTTCAAATAATCAGAAGAGGCTTGACTTATTTTTACTGCGATTTTTTCTGATGTTACAAGCATAACCGGAAAAAATTTATGCGACACACAAATTTTTTCTAATCTTTTTATAGAATTCTTCCAAAAATTTTAGTATATAATTAAAACATGACTACATACCAAAAGCATTAACCAAAAGAAAGTGAGGGATGGCTGGTGACTTTAAGCGCGGCACAAAGACTGATCCAGGAGTACGGAATTAAAAATGTCATCAACTATCTGCGGAAATCGCGCCAAGATGAGGAGAGAGAACGTAAAACCGGGGAAGATACATTGCATGAACAAAAAGTGCTCATGGAACGTGTACTCGAAGGGTATGGAGTTCCCTATGATCAGGAACCAGAGATTGGTTCTGGAGACAAAATATCTTCTCGTCCAGTTTTCCAAAAAATCTTAGAAGATATTAGAAATGATAAGTACGATGCAATCGCTGTAAAAGAAATCTCTCGTATGGGTCGCGGTTCGTATACCGACATGGGGACCATCTATGATCTGATAATTGAAAAGAGACTTTTCATTATCACTCCGTGGAAGATCTATGATCCTAAAAATCCTGCAGATCTGCGACAAATACGCTTTGAGCTGTTTATGAGCCGCGAGGAGTTCGAGACAACCCGTGAACGCCTTACTGGGGGTCGGTATAATGCAGCAATCGAAGGGAAATGGGTCGCCGGTAAAGCGCCATTCGGATATACATATAATCCGAACACGAAACGTCTGGAGATCAACGAGGAAGAGGCAGAGGTCGTTAGAACGATCTTCGATTTTTATGTAAATGGCATTATTGTCGATGGTAAACGGAAGCAAGTCAGTTTCCGAGCTCTAGCATCCTACTTGAAACGTATCGGGATAAAAACTCCGAACGGACGTGATGAATGGCATCCGGTACGTCTAAGAGAATTTCTTTCTAACGACAGATATATTGGTCGCATTCGTTTCCGTACTACACAAAGAACTGCTGACGGAAGACAGATTCCAAGGCCAGAAGATGAACACATAATTGTTGAAGATGCACATGAGCCTATCATTGATCCCGATACATGGGAACGCGCGCAGGCTAAGATTGCAGGCCGTGAGAGTATCCCTAGAGCACGTCTTGATTTTGACCCATGCGAACTAGCGGGACTCTGCGTATGTAAAAAATGTGGCCGGAAAATGGTTAGACAGTATAATACGCAACATTATAGAAAGTCAGATGGTGAAATTTCAGTTTACCGTAAAGAATTTCTCTGGTGCACCACATCTGGTTGCACATTTGTGAAATATAGAAACATTGAAGAGGATCTGCTTGAAGTATTGAAATATCTTCGGGAGTTGGATGATGAACTCTTAAGATCCCAACTTCAGGTCGTTCTTGAAGATCAAAAGAATGAAAAGGGCATGAGTCAAGAAGATATGCAAAGGCATATAGAAATGCGTCGTGAAGATTTGAAGCGTAGAATGAAGTTCATCTATGAAAAGTATGAGAGCGGGATCTATACAGATGAAATGTTTTTGGAGCGGAAGGCAGAGGTAGACCGGGAGCTTGCGGAGCTGGAGAACATAAAAGTTGAATACAGCGAACCGAAGAAGAAAGAGCATATTGATCCTGAGATAGTCAGAAAGAATCTTTCTTCGATTTTGGAAGCATATCAGAAAGCTACTCACAAAAGTGATCGGAACAAAATATTGCGGGCAGTATTTGACCATGTTGTTGTGGAGGTTATCGAGAAGGGACGCGGGAGAAAGCAAGCAAAACACGTGATTTATCCAGTTTTAAAATTCAATTTGCTTCGATCAGAATTTTTGATATAATGATGACATGTTATATTCATCTGCAGAGATTAAGGCAAATCTTCCCGCTTTAAAGTTACCTTCTTGGGTAAGTGAAAGCAGGTTCCACAAGAATTTTTCATCACACTTTAACATCTCTTGAAATTCCATAATGCCTCGATTTGCTTTGTTTAACTCGCCATCAAAGCGATATGCTCTTGGATCCGATTCAGA